CTGCGGTACTAACTGAGCATCTTGCCCCCAGTTCTTCGAGGGCGATTTGCCAGAGCTCGAAACGGTTCTTCATCCTACTCCCCTTTCAATCGGGGTAGTGGGTCCGCACGATTTGTGCAGAGCCTGCCTCCGATATGCCGCCTGTGGTGTGAGCGTAAGCTCGAGCCACAGGACGACGGTTCGGAGAAAAAGCAACAAAGTGGGCTTCATATGCCCACTCTGCTCGGTCCTAGGACTCGCCGCCAACAATCTTATCCAGATTGCCAGCGACGGCCAGGTAATCCGCGAGCGCCTTGAGGTTGTTCTTAACCTCAGTGTTGTCGAAGCCCACCTTCGGGTGGTCGACGACGACGTAGGCGCTCATGGTGTACTGACGGCTGACCCCATCAAGCAGGGGGTCGGCTGCCGTCTTGGCGAAGTCCAGACGAACGTTCCGTCGGATGCGCGACTTAATGTCGTGCGAGATCGAGAGCGCGATATCGCCGATTGCTGTGGCGAACGTGCCCTTTCGATCACCGAAGGAAACACGCGGCAGCGACTTAGCTACCGCGTTGACGGTCACGGACTGAGGCTCTGCGAACATGTGCGAGAGCTCCTTACTTCGTCTCACGACGATGTTGAGGTGTTCTCCACATCAGGATTGATGTGGAAGCTTCACAGTAGGCTGACGCCCAATGCGGCTAAAATGGCCTTCTGACGTCCCGTGATAGCGACGCCTGTCGGACCAAATCCGAACGGGTTAGCTGGCATCCTACTCATCACTCTGAAGGAGCACTGAATAGAACCTGTGTAATTACTCCAAGCATTCCGGTCGCCATCACGGCGAACGGGGTAGCTCCACTTGATGTCCCACGTTGTTTCGGTTACAGAAGTTATGTAACCATACTTCAACACGAGGCCATCCTGGGCAAACGCAGTGATGTTTTTTAGGACATCACCCATGTTGCCGAAGTAATCAGCTAGCCAGCTAAACGGAACTGCATTCCACGCGGTGTCAATACCGGGTCTGAGACCATAAAGATGGTCCAGCTCGGCAATCTTCCTTCTCCATGTCCCCTTAGGGGGAAGATGGTACATGAAGGCACCAGAAAACCGTTGGTCTCTGGTGGTCGTGGTCAGCAAGTCCATGCGGCCCATCCCAACCTCGTACGCCGAAGGACTCCCCCCACCAAGAAAAGTGGGGAAGGTCCCCTGATAACCAGACGAATCTGGCACAGGGTTTGTCTTCGGAAACTCGTACGAACGTCGGATGAGCTTGCCCGAATCCCTCTCGAGTTGAGCAAGGATCTTCTCACTCCTACGCGCAACATCACGCATAGAAAGGATATCTGAGGCGGTTGGTGCGTACCCGAATGCAAGATTTAGGTACTCACTACCAGGGTTCAGCTTACTGAGATCCTTCCCACTTGTGGGAAGGTTCCCATCCCTGCCCGCTAACGGCGCTTTAACAACGCCACTACCGTACAGTTCAGCCAAAGCCGAGGCACCGTCCCAGACGGGACTTGTCGGAGCGACACGCGAGATGGCAGTAGTCCCCTTAATAAGCATTGAGCTCTCGCTCTCAGCTGTTGGGGAGATGGCGGCTAGAGAAGCCGCCGTGCCATACTTGCCCTTCCTCATCTGTTCCTCAACAAATGGGGGTACAAGCACACCTTCGGATTTCCATCCGGAGGAGCTCGGGACGAGGTCTCCCTGAAGGGAGACTCGGGCCGGTAGGCCGGACCACTTCATCTTATTACTGAAGAAGGGTCCTCCAATGTCACTGCTGCTACCACTCAAATTTCGGTAGCCCGGTGCATGGGAGACAGACTGAATCTTTTGGGATTCAACTGAATAGTCCTTGGACGACGAGAACGTGCCGTGGTTGCCAAGATACTTGGCAGTATACGGTTTAGCGATCTCGCGAAACTTGTCCAAAGGTCTGCTCTCCTAGTGTTCGTGAAGTACTGCAGCTCTCCGGTCCCTCACGGGAGACGGAGCGTCCATTTCGTGGACGATCCAGGCCGTTCTATCCGTCAGGAAGAACGAAAGACCAGCCTGGTACGCTGCAGCATGGGGCGTAGCTTAGCCCCGGGGCTCCCTAGGGAGCC